AACAACAATCAGCTATTACTTAAAGATGGCTTAAGTCTTCCGGGCTCCTCTGAGAGGAGAGACCCAGGAGAAAACACCAGAAAAATTTCTGAACACAAGAAGGAGAAAAAAGAAAAATCAGAAAGAATCAGACGCGAAATAACAAAGACCAGAGCATCACAAATGGGAGGTCTAAAGTTTGAAACGGACTTCATTTCTTTGGGGAGAACATCAAGTATATGGAATGTTTCAGAATTGGAAGACGGAAAACTTTTAATTAGTCTTAATACTGATTCTGAATTTGTTCAGTCTTTAATAGAGGCAGATAAGAGAGGAGAGGCTTCGGCTAATCTTAATTATGGGATGCTTCACTCAATGGCATTGTCGTTCTACGCAATTGAACTCGAAGACGGTGTGAGTGAGTCCATAGACAAATTTATGCGAACTATAAACCAGTACATGAACATAGTTGCGAAGGAGCAATTGAAGGCGACGAAGGAAAAGAAAGTCGCCTAGAAAAAGAGCTTGATATTTATCTACCGTTGTGGTAGATATATACTGGGCAGTCAGAGATATTTGTTTGGCTGTCCTTAACAAAAAACAAAAGGAAAAAAAGTTATGGCTTTAGATTTATCAAAGATGAGACAAAAATTGAAGGAACTTCAAAACAATGAAAAGGGTGGTGGTGGAAGCTCCAAGTTCTGGCGTCCATCGGATGGGCATCAAACCATTCGTATTTTGACAACGGAAGATGGAGATCCATTCAAGACATTCAGTTTTCACTACAATGTAGGGAAGTCTGGTGTGCTCTGTCCTAATCGGAACTTTGGAGACGATTGTCCGATTTGCAATTTTGCTACGAGCCTCTACCGCTCTAAGGAAGAGGATTCAATGAAGGTTGCTAAGACTTTGTTTGTTCGACAACGATTCTTCTCACCCGTAATTGTGCGAGGTGAAGAAGATGAAGGTGTTCGTGTTTGGGGATATGGCAAGATGGCTTATCAATCTTTGCTTGAGCTTGCATGTAACCCCGAGTATGGTGACTTTACCGACTTGAAGGAAGGTACGGATTTGGACCTTACTTACGGAAAGGCTGCTGGACAAATGTTTCCACAAACCAAGATCACTCCTAAGCGGAATGCCAGTCCGGCATGCGTGGATATGGATGACGAAAAGTGTAAGGAACTTATGGAAAGTATTCCAGACTTTGATGATATTTTTGATCGCAAGTCTTCTGCGGAGGTCAAGCAAATTCTCGATGAGTATTTGACTGATAGTCCAGAGGATTCTTCTTCTGAAATCTCCAAGTACAGTGATGGAGTTGGGGGTGCTGTTCAAAAGGCATTTGATGAAGCAGTAAGTAACTAAAAATAGAATATAGAAAACCAAAAAACCCTTGAGGGAGCATAAGCCCTTGTCCAAAAGAAATGTTTTTCCTTTGAATTATCTTATAAGATAAACTGGTCGTGTGGCGGTTCTTTTTAGAACTAGTAAGCCCACATAAAAACATTGAGGACAGGGCTGCTCCCTCTTTTTGTGCCTTTAGCTCAGTCGGTAAGAGCATCCGTCTTATAAGCGGGAGGTCGTGGGTTCAAGTCCCACAAGGCGCACCAAGTGGGGATGTGGTGGAATGGTAGACACTGAAGACTTAAAATCTTTTACTAGCAATAGTGTGAGGGTTCAAGTCCCTCCGTCCCTACCATTTTTGTATTATAAGGATATGTGGAATGAAAATTCAAGACTTCTGTGATCGGCTGGGAAGATATGCTGTCAAATTTGAACATCACATAACTTGTATTTTAAAAGAAGATTTGGGTTTGCAAAAGACAGAAGAAGAATGGCTAGAACATCTTGTAGAATATATTAAGAACAATCCCATTGATAATGACGAGCCAGAGATGGAGAGTATAAAGTGAATAACCATATTTAAAAAAAGGAGCCAATAAAATGGAAGATGCAAAGAGGAATTATTCGAAAGAGGATGTAGAAAAGCTAAGAGGATCAGTAAAGATTGATCACACTTTAGCGACCCGTGGAGCAACTCGACTGCGAGAGATGCTTAAGTCAGAGAGCTATGTTAATGCTCTTGGGGCTGTTACTGGTAATCAAGCGATTCAGCAAGTCAAGGCAGGGCTGAAAGCAATCTACTGTAGTGGCTGGCAAGTTGCAGCAGATGGTAATCTAGATGGCACTATGTATCCTGACCAAAGTTTATACTCTGCCCGTAGTGTTCCGTTGCTTGTAAAGAAGATAAACAATGCTTTGCAAAGAGCAGATCAGATCGATGTGTCAGAAGGGAATGGAGAGAAGGAATGGTTTGCTCCAATTATAGCAGATGCTGAAGCAGGTTTTGGTGGCCCTTTGAATGCTTTTGAACTTATGAAGTCTATGATTGAGGCTGGTGCTTCTGGGGTACACTTTGAAGACCAACTATCATCAGCTAAGAAGTGTGGACATATGGGCGGTAAAGTTCTTATTCCCACTGGTCAATTTATCAAGACTTTGAATGCAGCCCGCTTGGCAGCAGATGTATCAGATGTCCCAACTGTTTTGATTGCTCGCACAGATGCTGACGCGGCTAAACTTTTGACTTCCGATATAGACGAAAGAGATCGTCCTTTTATTTCTTCTAGCGAGAGAACGAATGAAGGGTTCTTTCATATCAAGAGTGGTATTGAATCTGCCATTGCTCGTGCAAAGGCTTATGCTCCTTATGCGGATATGATTTGGTGTGAAACTTCAACCCCAGACTTGGATATGGCGAAGAAGTTTGCCGAAGAAGTTAAGAAGGATTTTCCAAACCAGATGCTGGCATACAATTGTTCTCCCTCTTTCAACTGGAGAGGCAACCTTTCTGAAACAGATATTGTTAGGTTTCAAAAAGAACTTGGACAGATGGGGTACAAGTTTCAATTTGTTACTTTGGCAGGATTCCACACTTTGAATAATAGCATGTTTGAACTGGCAAACGAATATCGTGAAACCGGCATGCAGGCATATTCTAATCTTCAAGATAGGGAATTCAACAATGCTAACATTGGCTATACTGCTGTGAAACATCAAAGAGAAGTTGGTGCTGGTTATTTTGATATGGTATCAAAGGCTATTGGTGGTGATAGTGTATCCACCTTGGCACTGCAGAATTCAACAGAAGAGGAGCAGTTTTAGATGCCACTATATGAGTATCAATGTACACAATGTTTGGTTGTTGTGGAGAAACTACAAAAGTTTTCAGATGATCCATTGACAGATTGCGAAGAATGTGATATAAAAGATACTCTAGAGAAGACAATAACAGCAACCAGCTTTTTATTAAAGGGTGATTGCTGGTACAAAGATGGGTACACCAAGAAGAAGACTTAATGCCCCGTTAGCTCAGTTGGATAGAGCAGAAGGTTTCTACCCTTAAGGTCGGGAGTTCGAGTCTCTCACGGGGTGCCAACTTGATACAGGAGAAAAGATGACGAATGGAAAACTATCAATAAATGACTTCAGACAATTGCTTAATAAGAAGTCAGGAACAGAGGTAGCTAAATTAGCCTCTGAGGCGAACTCAGAGGTCACTGAATGGATCCCAACTGGTTCTACTTGGCTGGACTCCATTATTTGTCAAGGGAAGCTAGGAGGCATTCCAGTAGGTAGAATTTCAGAAATTGCTGGACTGGAGTCAACTGGTAAGTCTTATATGGCAGCACAGATTGCAGCGAATGCACAGAAACAGGGCATTAAAGTTTTCTATTTTGATTCAGAGAGAGCCCTAACACCGGCATTCCTAGCTAATAGCGGAATAAACATAGAAGAAATGCTGGTACTTAAACCAGAGTCTGTTGAGTTTGTTCTGGAAACGATTGAGAACATTTTGGCGATGGATGATAGCAAGAAACTCTTTATTTGGGATTCCCTGGCTTTCACTCCTTCCAACAGGGACTTAGAAGGAGACTATAACCCACAGTCTAGCATGGCTGTTAAACCTCGTATCTTATCTCTTGGCATGTCAAAGCTGGTTAGCCAGTTTGAAGCACACCAAGCAACACTCTTGATACTTAACCAATTAAAAACAAACATAACTTCCAATGTAGCGGAGGCTATGACTACCCCATACTTCACACCAGGAGGCAAAGCTTTAATTTATTCTTATAGTCTTCGCATCTGGCTCACCGGGCGTAAGGCTAAAGCATCTTTTGTTGAAGACGAGAAAGGATTTAGGGTCGGCTCTGAAGTAAAAGCAAAGATTGAAAAATCTAGATTTGGCACACAAGGTAGAGTGTGTACTTTCAAAATCATCTGGGGAGACGAAAACAGAATTGGTGTGCAAGACGAAGAAAGCATTTTAGAGGCTCTCAAAGAAAGGGGCTTGGCTATTAGAAGCGGAGCATGGTATACAATAAATTACAGTGATGGGTCAGAAGACAGGTTCCAGGCAGCTAAGTGGATAGAGGAACTAAAGAACAGCGAAGAGAAGAAAGAAAAGGTTATGAAACTTTTCTTTGAAGAGACAATTGAAAAGTTCGATAAGAAAGAGGGTGATGCATCAGCTCACTACAACTTGTCTGAGGAACAATAGATGTTATGCCGAAAAGATTATTATTAATTGATTCTACGAATCAATTCTTGAGAGCCTATATTGTAGACCCTAGTCTTTCTGCCAATGGAGATCCAATTGGTGGTGTGAAGGGTTATTTAAAAATCTTACAAAAGACATTGAGGGAGATTGATCCAGACTTTGTTATTATGGTGTGGGATGGCCCCGGTGGAAGCCGTAAGCGAACCAGTATTGTTAAGGAATACAAAGCAGGTAGGAAGCCAATAAGACTAAACAGAAACTTTGATCTATCAGAGTATCAAGAAGCAGAAAACAGAGTATGGCAGCATACAAGGTGTGTTGAATATATCAACAACCTTCCAGTAATTCAGTTTGCTGAACCGGATGTTGAAGCTGATGATATTATTTCATATATTGCCAGACATGACAACTTTAATGGTTGGCAAAAAGTAATAATGTCGAGTGATAAAGATTTCATTCAATTATGTGATAAAGAAACCGTGCTATACCGCCCAACACAAAAGGAGGTTTTAAACAAGAAGACGATAATAGAGAAATTTGGCATCCATCCAAACAACTTTGCTCTGGCTAGAGCCATAGACGGCGATAAGAGTGACAATCTAAAAGGTGTCCCCGGTGCTGGATTAGCAACAATAGCCAAGAGGCTGCCATTCTTGAAAGAAGAAAAAGATTACACCATAGATGATGTTCTCTCTCACTCGAAAGAACATCGTGGTGAATTTAAGTTTTATTCGAATTTGATTGACAATAAGAAACTGGTAAAGACAAATTACAAGATGATGCAACTGTATAGTCCTATAATTTCG